TCGCTAGGATTGCCTGATGATGTGTTTTGAGATGTGTAACCAATTGATAGACCGCCAGCCGATTTGCTCGATACTGATTTAAAATTTTCACCATTATTAAAAATAGTGTTGCCGTCTAAATCCTGATTTAAAAAGCCTTTGACAGCCAATCTATGTGCCGTATAAGCAAAAAGTCCAAGCTCGTATAACTTACCCCAAACTTTTTTATTTACAACTAGCGCACTACTTTCTAAAAAATGATTGATTGTACTGTCATCGACATCTTTAAACTCAGGGTATTCATTGCGAAACTGCATAAATACCCTCGTTTTCTATGAATTGTAATCAACGTACATAAATTTATCTAACTGGGTAATAATCGCTCCAGAGTACTGCGCTTGCACAGGAACCTCGAATGACAATGAACTACGTTGGAATACATTGCCAGCGGTAGGCGCTAAAGCCCAATCTTGATAAATAATATCTGATGAGTTGGTATAAACACACGCTCGCGCGCTATTATTTTTACCTGCGTTTAATGCCAGCCCTTGAGGTATTCCATTAATTGTAACTTCTTGCCCTGTAAACTCTCGTAACGCCTCTTTTACCACACTTAAAACATTCATTTTTTTATCATCTGTAATGCTTGTGTCATATTTACCTGAAAGCGTTAATAAATCCATGCTATCAATCGCAACGGTACTAGGCATTAAAATTCCTCCGCTACGCTCATACCCTATTTTGAATAAATTCAAAAACCAGTCACGAGCCTCTGCACCAGTCATTTCGGATAATTTTTTCTTTTTGGTTAGATCCTCAATTTCAACCGATGGGTTATTTAATAATCCAGTCACGTCTGTTCGTTTGGCGTGCCCCTTTAGTGCAACTTTTTGTATCGATCTTAACGCTACTCCGCGCAGATTTTCTAGTTTCACTGTGTCTAGTTTTATCCCTAGCGCGCTGGCTCGCTCCACTCCTAACGATGTATAAACAACAGATTTCCCCCAATCAATATACGGCGCCTTTTTAGCTGTAATGTTAACGTCCTCAGTATCTAAAACTGTGGTATTTTCATCGATCAAACCATTATCCAGATCTTGAGTACCTGATTGTTCCCCATACGCTTTCATTGAGGTTTTACGGTTGCCGTCAGTGGTAATTGCCATAAAATCGCCAATCCGAATATCAGGATATTTTTCAGGATTAAATGAGTTATTAAAATCTGTTGTTGTTTCCTCGATAAGATCAATAATTTCTAATGTTTCCACTACTATTCTCCCATTTTGTTAATCGAGTCTTGACGCATAATCTTGATTAAGTTGCCGTTTACTTTGGTTACATAAAAATTGGTTTCTATACCGCTATTAGATGCATTAGAAGTTTCCACATCAACGTATACTCGATCACCTATATTAAAATTGGCGCTATCTACCGCTTGTACCCATATTTCATCACCGTAATTTGCGGCTAATACAGATAAATTAGCGCCAGATTTAAACTCTTTTAAAACTCCCATTGCAACGACCGCACCCAAGATCATATCTGTATTAGCTGAAACTAATTTACAACCATCATCAGAACGAGTAACAAATTGACCAGCATAAATGCTTTTAACATCATTGTTTAGATATGAAACTGTTGCTATCTGTGCCGCCCCTGCTCGCGCCACCATTCCAGCAAATGAGCGTACCTCACTAAAATCTTTCATTATTTTTCACTCCTTTTAGAACTAAATGCCTTTGTGTAATCAATTGTTTCTTGATTCTTAGCTTTACTATCATTGAGCAAGTCCGATACAGCCCTATTCTTTTTCGGGCTGGATGCGACAAGCCCAGCATAAGCCGCTCTAATTTCCGCATCGGTTAATTTTGTTGCTTGCTCTTTGCTATAGATGCCATGATCGACTAACACGCTAATACGAACATCACGACCACTTTTAGCGTCATTGAGTTTAACTTTCGGAAATCGGGTTTTAGCATCGTTAATAACGCTCTCCCTGTCCCTTTCCCCTTCCAGCTCTTCGACCCTAGCCTTTAACTCGTCACGCTCTTTTTTGACTTCTTCAAGCTCTTGAGTTAAAGCCGCAATTTGTGCATCTTTTTGATCGTCACCAGCATTTGGATCGTCATCATTTAATGCTTCAAGCTGTGCCTTTAGTTCATCGATTTGTTTTTGCAGTTCTTCAGCTTTAGATTTTGATTCCTCATCTTCTTTGCCTTGAACTTCTTCCAGTTGCGCCATTAATTCATCAATTTTTTTATTGATTTCCTCAGCGGATAAGTCGGAATCGGTGAGCAGTTTTTTGAGAGCGTCAACAATCCCCTTTCTTTTTGCCTTTAATTTCATTTTTACTCCTGTTTTTGATTTACTATCGTTTAATCGACAATCAGAGCCAGCACGACCTTCAGCAACGATTGCGATGTGATTAACTCTGATGTTTTTATGATAAAATTGACCGTTAATTCCCCGAATGTCGGCAGGTTCATAACCAACCGATAGTTCACGAATATCTTTGTCCTTGAGTAGTTCAATTGCTGATTTGTCTTGAATAAACGCATCACATACAATGTAATTACCCTCGACATGTGGATTTTGAACATGCCCAACCGTTTTATCTTTCCAGTCATCAGCATTAACAGCTTTTTTGTCTGGGTGTGTAATAGTGATTGGCATTCCGTCAATGGATTTCAGCGTTTCAGGCTTACTTAATTCTTCGAGCGTGCGATTGACATTAACAATCTGATTTGCTCGGCTATCTGTTAGCCCTATCTCATGTCCGTAATACTGTAATACCGCCCCTTTTGTTATTCTTGCGGTTGTTTTGATATAGCCTTGCGGTGTTATCTCCCAAGCCATAAAACCTCTCTATGTTTGTTTTGAGCACGAATAACCCTACCTAGTAAAAGGCATTGATTAATTAGATATGATTAAAATTTAATGTAAGGAACTGCTAGACAGCGGCACTGATAATCTTCACCGCATTTACCGATAAACGCTTTTATAGAAGTTCGTTTTTTCCACGTTTTACCCTCGTCATCCGAGTAAACCGTTGGGTCTGAATATTTGCATAGCATGTTATTTAAAACTCTATGTGAGTCACGCTCTCTCGCATCGCCTGTGCCTTTCCATTTGTAGATATCGAAACCAAGTTTTTTATTGCGCTCTTCTTCAAAATCGGCATTGATTTTTGCTGTTTGGTCTCTCGCTATGAGTTTAGCTCGTGAATACGAAACATTACCACGCTCTCTAATCTCATTGATTAATTCACCATGCCTAAAACCTTTTTTATAGTTAGTGAAAACATTTGATCCGATGTCATTAATAAAATCGTTTTTAATTGATGTAATTAACTCAACGTTTCTATCAATTGCTAGCGCTAACGTATCAGCTAACTTCTCCTGCTTAACAATGCTAGTCAGATCAATGCCAAATGCATTTTGGAAATTTCGGGTAAACTGAGTTTTGTTTTGGTAGTGAACCTTATCAACGAATCGAGTGGCTAGAATCTTAGCTTTTTCCTCGATCCTCTCACTAGCAATTGACGCTAAAACCTCAATGAGTGTATTAATATAATCATCATCACTAATCGCTACAGCATCCGTTAGATTTTTTTTGCTCAGCGCTGTAGTGATACGGTTAACCATTGTGAGGATGAAATCAGCTAGAGCCCGACGATAATAGACCTCTGCGCGTTTACTCGGAGTGGTTGCAGGTAAAAATCTATCACGACCCTGCAGGGAATTCTGTAGAAGGGAATAAATCTCCATCTCTAAAATCCTCCTCCGTTGTATTAATGAGAAGTCCACGCGCGATTAATTCTGTTTGAGCAACTTTGTCAGGAATGATACCTGCAGTAACAAGACCTGAATATGCACTAGCAAACTGATTAAATCGTGTCGCCTCTTTATCCTCATTGGTCACCTTGATTGTTGGATATTCAAACGTTAGTCCATGATTTGGCATCATTTTGTCTAACACGAATTTATCAATGAATTCTTGAGCAGGTCGTAATCTGCTTTCCTGTAACCCGTTGATCGTACCGTGATAGGATTCTAGATCATCCTCGCCTGTAGAGAATCCGCTTGCAGACAGTCCGAATAACACTGTAATAGGTCTATCTAACGCGCCCGATGTGACGGTTATTAGTTTAGTGAGTATTTCAGATAAACCACTGTATGTTGCTGTTTTTTGCTCCCAGCGACCAGCCGCTTCACTATTACCAGCATCGAGCACAATCGCATTTACGGATGATTTTGTTTGATTGATCAATTCGACAAATTTTTTAATCTCGCTCTCTTTACCTGCCGCTATTTTAGCCAGTAAATCAGGCACAAACAAAACATCAATATTACTATCTTGTATGATGTCACCAATGCAGGTAATAACAGTATCAAATAATTGAATAGAATTGTATTTATTCTGCAAATCAGATGTACCATACTGTTTTTTATCAGTCAGTTTCGATTTGCCTAATTTTAATCTGTGACAACGTGAGTGGTGAACCTTATCGTTATTATTGATTCTGTAGTAGATTGGTTTACCAAAATTAGCCGATCTTAAATCATCATCGATTTCTTCGTTCGGTGTATATTCGCCTTTCGTTAAAACGATAAATCGCTGTATCTCCTCTGTATCTGAATATGGCTGTGATAAATCATCGGCATCTGTTATAGCGACTATCAGGGCATCACCGTATAACGAACTAAATATTAAAAGGTTTTCTCGAATATCGTTAATGTTTAGTCTATTTTCTTTTTCAATAACCAGTTTTAGCAAATTTTCATCATAATCACCACTAAATGTTCGTGGTAATTTGAGCATATCCTCTGCTGTTTTATTAATGTATTTGCCTGTCAGCCATGAATTGTTATACATATTTGACAGTTCACGATCAGATATTCTTTTGTTTAAATATCTAACAGCGTTATTTTTTGCGCCCAGTGATGTAAATAGGCTTCCCATAGAATCAATTAGGTACTGTGTCATAAAACATCCCATATAGTTGTAATTTGTTTTCCGAATATTGCATTTAACCCGTCTGATGTCGTATCGACCTGATCATCATGCGCGCCATTCGGAAATTGCGCATGTTCTGTAATAAAATCACTCAACCAGTCAGCCTGTTCAGGCAAATAAACTCGCCCACTCTCAATAAATGGCGCTACATCATTTGCGCGGGTGATTTTATCGGTGTTGCGTTGAATGGCGATTATCGGAATAACGGGATCGGCTGTTTTAGATAACGTTTGTATTAGCGTTGTGCCACTGACTTTATCCTCAACATTCATAGAACGAGGTTTAAATTTTTCTCTATGCTTACACCAAAATCGTGTTGCCATTTTGATTAAATCGGGTGATTCCCATTTACCACGCAGAATATCTATTAGATAGGCATTTCCGTCAATGCCTTGTCCCCATAGAGCGAATACAGAATAGTCATTCCGCTCTTTAGTTTTCTGAGCTGTATCGACCGTGATAATAGTAAATTTCAAATCTGGCAACATGCGATATGATTTAAACCATTCAGTTTTAAATATACCGCCACCAAGTGGCGCAGGTCTTTGCATGTACTGACCAGCAAACACGTAGGGATTGGCTTTTTCCAATCTCCTTAAATCATCGTATGTGTGTTTGAATTCCCATAAAGGTTCGTCATTATCATTAAGCGCTGGAATATTTAAATGTGTCCATTCTTCCTCATTTCCGCCACTTAATAACCAACCAGCTAAATCATTTTCATGCAGTCGTTGCATAATTACGATGATTGGCGTGTCAGGTGAGTTTGTGCGGCTTTCAATGGTTGTACTAAACCAATCGATAACATTTTGCCGCATCGTGTCGCTAGTCACCTCTGATGCTTTGTGAGGGTCATCTATTATGATTGCTCCACCAAAACCTTGTCGCATTTTCCCTGCGCCATAGCCAGTAATTGTACCTTCAGCACCAGCGGCATAAACGCAACCACCCTCTACCGTTTTAAATTCGTCTTTAGCGTTACTGTCATGGCAAATATGAGGAGTTCCAAATATTTCACTATATGACTCATGTAACATTAAGGCTCTAGCCTGGTACGTATTATTCGCCGCTAGTTTTTTGGAGTATGACGCATGAATAAACTCGCAATCAGGAAAATTACCCATGCACCACGCAATAAAATTAACAACGGCTAGCTCAGTTTTAGAATATCGAGGGGGAATATTTATAATTAGCCTTTTGATATCGCCAATTATTACACGTTCTAGGTATTCACAAATTAATTCATGATGCCAGTTAACTACAAAATCATAATTGTGCCGAGCTTTAAACATATGTTTACTAAATGCTAGTAAATCAGTCCTGAACTCCGCTATTTGATTTACTGTTAACATATTTAGCCTTTATCGCATCTAAAATAGCAGATTCTTTTGCTTGAGGTGACATACTGCCGTCAGATGATTGATGATCGATTTCTTGTTTTTCGCTATAACCATGATTAGCTAGCATGAGCTTTGTGATAGTAGCATTGAAATCACCAGTTAAACCTTTATTTACCAACAAGCTTTCCTGTAGTGATTGAATAGCCTCTAACGTGTCCTTAAATTC